TCCTGCTTTGTCTAAGTTGTTGCGCGTTTGTAACAGTCAAATGATTTTTAAATATATATAAGGGGGTGTATAAATTAACTTGATATTTACTTTTAATCTGGTAGAATAATTCCATCATAAACAAAAAGGATTAAAGGTTATGACAAACATTAAACAATACTTTAAACGCAACACAATCATTGCGACTAATTCAAGCAACACTAAGGTCTTAAAATCTAATAAGCACAATAAAGATTTTAGACTTGCCAGTCTTAGCATGAAACCAAATTTAACCATTTGCCCCGCATCAAAAGCGGCGGGATGTTTAAAGCTTTGCCTTGTTAACAGTGGGCGCGGCGCAATGTCATCAGTTGATAGAGCGCGGTCATTAAGATCGGATTATTATATGAATTATAAAGAATTATTTATTGCTCAAGTTCATAAAGAGTTAAACAACTATGAAAAGACTTGTAAAAAGCAAGGCGTAATTCCTACTGTAAGATTGAACACGATTAGCGATATAGCTTATGAATTAACTGACATAATTGTTAAGCATCCCAATATACTATTTATTGACTATACAAAACGCGCCAAACGCTTAAAGGATGTTAACAAATTGCACAACTATAAGGTGATCTTTTCTTATAGTGGTAAAGCAACATATCAAAAGCAAGTCGAAATTGCCCTACAGTATAACAACCCGATTGCAGTAGTATTTGAAAAACACCTACCAAAAACTTTTTTAGGGCGTGAAGTCATTGACGGCGATATATCTGATATTGATAATGCGTTATATTCTAATAATAAAATTGTTGGACTTAAGCTTAAAAAGTCTAAAGGGTATCAAGAGTTTTTAAATAGTGGATTTGTTGTCTTACAAGATACTAAAAGAAAGGCGGCTTGATATGCTTGATTACTTACAGTCAAAACAGTTTTTAATCGATATGTTGAACTTATTATTAATGATCGCATTCACAGCCGTTTCAACTTTTTGGTTCATTGTATTAACTTAAATATATAATAAAACTTATTATCTTATGGCCTCGCTTTATAGCGGGGTTTTTTTATGCCCAGTGTGCTGCCCTCCCATGTTCCTGTTTTGTTCTATAAATATCAATATAAAAAGTCTCGCAGGATGGCCATAGAGAGCGTTTTGTGTATAGCTTGGTATGATTGGTCATGAAAAAATACCTGCTCCAGGGGGGCTATTGTGGAGGTCTACAGCGGATTTTTGATTTCTTAGCCCCTGATAACCACTATTTACCACTCTAAAATAGAATGAAAGCGCGGTTTTATTAGGTTTATAAATCAGTTGTGATCTAAAAAACATTATTAAAAGCCCCTTATCTATTCTAAGTACTATCCCCTATATACTATTTAGACATAAAAAAAGGCCACCGAAGCGACCTAATAAGTTTATTATTATTTTAGTTGTTTTTAAGTGACCCTATGATACTCACATTTGAAGCCTTGCGATTTAATCTCTTTAACGCCTTTAAGCATTTCTTGAAAGCATTCCCCCGTTTCAACTGGATATAATTCCACGTTTAAAATTTTACTAGTTGCTTTATTCATTGTTATTAATACAAACATTTTTTAATCCTTTGTTAGTTGTTTTTATCTTTTAAATAAGTGTTGATCAATTTCAACTGTGACGTCCTCTTTTAAATTATTATTCTCTAGTATATCGGCAAGCTCATCAGCTTCTCTTTTATTTAAACAAAAACCTACTTGCTCATCATTTACCCATACTCCGAAATTTTTTAAATCATCATCCATTTCTTTAATCCTTTCTATCTATTAATTATATTAATGTTCGACGGGCATAATATCAAGCCGCTTGAGCTCATCTTGTGGCGGATGATACATAGCATTATCGAAGTCATGCCAAAAATCATCAATAGAATCATACAGGCTTATGTGATACCTATCAATTATGGCAACCTTTTTATTTTCTATATTATCACCTAAATAAACAACTCGCGCTTCACAACCTCCGCCAAGCCCTATTAATTCAGTTTTTAAATGTTCATATGTCATAAATTCTAATCCTTTATGTGGCTTAATTGCCTATTATCAATATAGCAGAATAGCCATTATTTACAACATATTTATTTTCTTTTAGCCGTTTTTTTGGCCGCTTTAAAAGCTTTGGCAGTTGGCGCACCTTTACTACCCACCTTACGCATTTGCTCATTAGACCCCTTTGCTATTCTTTTACGTTTTGCATGAATATTAGCATATAGCCCCTTTTTAGTTGGCATTTTATGATCTCCCTCTGTGCTCTTTTAATAGTGTTAAAAGTTGCTCTTCATTAAATTGTAAATCATGCGTTTTATCCCATTTTACTATATAATCATCTAACCAATCAATATGACTACTTAATACGCTTATTAATTCTATTGCATTCATTTTTGGTAAATTATGCTTTTTAATATATTCTTTGTATTCGGTTGTTAATAGATTTTCCATTTTCTAATCCTTTTTAAATGATAACTTACTATAGCGAATTAACAATATAATACAAGCATAAAACCCAATAAACCTGCACATTTTGTAATATAATTTTCACCTGGATTTTACCATATATGGAATTAAATTCACGTTACTATTGCATTAATATTATTATTATGTATGTTATAAGCACATTTTAAAGAAAGGATTATAAAATGTTAAATAATACAGAAATAAAAACAACATTAAACGGCGCAATCGATGAGATTACAGAGGTGCTTGAAAATTATTCATGCGTATATAAAAAACCATATGCAAACAAAACATATGATTTATATGCTGTTGGTGGTGATTTATCAGCGTCTGGGATGTCAAATCAATCAACTGTATTGACAATTAAGCGTGAGCAAATGTTTAAGGTCGAAGCTTATATTGAGACACAAAGAATATGGAATGAAACGCTAACAATCTTATGCATTGGTATGTCGAAAGTACACAAAAAACACGCTGAAACATTTGAGATACTTTACCAATTATGGCGCAAATCAAATGCGTTAATGGCTGATATATTTGACAATAAATATTGCTATCATTCAACATGGGCTTTTTTAAGCAAATAATTTAAAGGATAATAAAATGACTGAATTAGAAATAATTGAAATGTTTGACAGAAACCTTAACTTGACTTTACGCGAACTCGCGCAAATTTCAGGCAAATCTGTAAAAGAGATTAAAGAAATATTATTAAAATAAAGGAACAAAAAAAATGACTGAATTAGAAGAAAAAAAAGACATAATGGTTGATATACTTGAATTAAATGATGATGCGCAAAATATATTAGAAGCATTATTTGATATTGCAACTTTAGACCAGTTTTATGAATTAAAAGAAAGCTTCGAAGAACCACCCTTTGAGAGGTCAGACTGGGATGAACATAATACTATGCATAAAAATTTTCATTAAAGGATTAAAAATGACTAGCAATATAAAAGTTACTTTAAAATTTTATAAGCACCCTAAATACGGTGACGTTGTAAACAGTATTACCCGCGATAAAGGCCTTGTTGTTCATAATAGCACAAGTCGGATCACAGATTGTTTTTGCGAGAGAGAACATATACAGCAATGTCAGGCCATAGCGAGACGCTATAGAGTGTATAAATTTAATTATGAGAATCCATTCTCATGACGATGAGGAATAAAAATGACTATATACCTTTTAAAGAAGAATTAGACTAATTAAAGCCCTTCGGGGCTTTTTTATTTGCCTGCTTTTCTTCTATTAAACCATTTTATATAATAACCATAAGCATCACTACGGCTTAAATTAAATCTTTCAGATAAGTAATCGGGGCTTTTGGCATATTCTAGCGTTACTGACTTACTAAGCTTATCAAGATAATCATAATATTGTTTCATTTATTAAGCCTAATTTCGTCTAAAGCTACTGTGACGGCTCTTGATGCGCCCAGTATTTGCAGATTACCAATTAGATTGCTATCAGTGACCGATAATACAGATATCTGTAACCCGGAGAAAGGCCCACTATCAATTTTTAATATATCATTTTTTTTATATCTAGGTTTTATTTGCTCAATACTGTTTTTTAGTTTTCCTGTTTTATAACCAACAGGATATATTTCCTTAAGTTCATCAATCACACTATCATGCAGCCGATAAGGTGACGTGCCATCATAAAGCAGACCATAAACATTGCTATATTTGCTTATTAAATCATAAATTTCTGTAAAATCATCTATATTAATAAGTAAATAACCCAGTAAAATAGGCAATATATAGTTAATACGAACCCTGGATTTTTTCTGTTGTTTACTACGCCTGACAGCTTTTTTCTCATACGGGCTGTAAACTTCAATATTATTATCAGTTAATAGATCATGAATTTTAAATTCTGTGCCAGTTTTAACTTTTAATAAATACCACATTAATATTCTCGAACAGCGATAAGCTTTTTAAATGGTGATGTTTTCATTAACAGGTTACATTGATATTCCGTTCCGCGCCAAGCATATTTGCTATTCAATGTTAAACTCTTACCGCTAAGATGCAAATAACCTCCACTAGATTTTAAATAATAACCTTTTCCAGGAGGTGCAAATTTAACAGGTATTATATTTTCTAGCTGTGGCGTTTTTACTTTTATAAAATATTTGGGTGCATATTTACGCATTTTGTAAAATGTCGATTGACTTACTTCAGCTAACTCACAGATATCCGGGGTGCTGTATCCTGCCTCAAAAAGTCTACGGCATTTATGTATAATTTTAATATCTGTATATTTTTTATATTGATTAGATACTTTGGGAACCAATTTAAACTTGACAGGCTTTGGTTTTTTTTGATGACCGCGCTTTGGCAACGTATCCCGGTTGCGATGTGCAAACTTATCAACAGAGGATTTAGTAGTGCCTAGCTCTGCTGCAATCTGATCTACAGAAAGTGTTTCATCTTTCCATAATGTTATTATTTGTAATATCTTATCTTGTGTCCAAAATCTTTTAGGCATTTTTACCAACGTAATTCATTTCTCAATCCTTTGTTATTACATTCATTATAAGCAAAAACTTAATCCTTGCAATTAGGAAAACATTTCCTTATGATATAGACATTAAAGGAGAAAAATAATGAAACATACAATTGAATCAATCATAAAAAATTGCGGTGGCTCAAAAACTATTTCAGAGAATACAGAAATAAAACAAGATAGTGTCAGAAAATGGCGCATCTTTGGTATCCCGGAATCTCGGTGGTCATGTATTATTAAACTACATAAAGGTAGATTAACACCTAACCAATTACATAAGCTTAACAAGATTTGCAGAGGGGAGTTTTAATGTGGGTGCTACCGAAAAATTACCAACTGTCGTCAGCTTTTGCAGCGGATATGGTGGAATCGAAAGAGGACTTGAGCTTGCAGGGTTTAGACATAGAACAATCGCTTATGTGGAGATCGAAGCCTACGCCGTTGAAAACTTGGTGCAGAAGATGGAGAGAGGACTCATTCTTGCCGCACCTATTTACACGAACCTTGTGTCATTCCCAGCACAAATCTTTCGAAACAAAGTTGACATCATTACTGGAGGATATCCCTGTCAGCCGTTTTCACAAGCAGGAAAAAGACAAGGAACAGACGACCCCAGACATTTGTGGCCATACATCAGAAAACACATGGAAGCAATTAGACCTAATAGAGTTATGTTCGAAAACGTCGAAGGACACATATCGCTTGGACTCAGCACAGTCATTAGCGACTTGGAAGAAGATGGTTACGACGCAACGTGGGGAATATTCTCAGCGCGTGAAGTTGGCGCACACCACCAGAGAAAGAGAGTCTTTATCATGGCCGACACCAGCCACCAGAGATTATAAGGGTGGGCAAAATATTGAAACCTGTAAAGCAAAAAATCGTAATCCAATGACTAATAATTTAGCAGATGCAGTACGAGCTACAACCGACAGCAAAGCACTCAATCCAGATTGGGTAGAGAAACTAATGGGCGTGCCAACTGGCTGGACTGCACTGGATGGAAATAGCAATGAATGGCAAAATAATTGGTCAGGGGATTGGGAAGGTGATACACCTAGAACAACTGATATTAAGAAAGATAGAATATCCCGTATTCGTATGCTTGGAAATGGCGTTGTTCCTGCGACAGCGGCTAAAGCTTGGACAGTGTTGTCTGCAAGATTAAATAAAGGAGATAAAAATGAAAATACAGAAATATAATAAGAGTGGAGTAGAGTCTTTTTATACTAAGCATCCCTATTTTAAAAGGATGATGCTGCACCGGGCAAAGCGCAGAAAAGATACTAGATCACAACATCACTGGCAGAACCTTGTGAATCAAGAAACTACAGATGCACTCAGGAGGCTGTTAGATGAAGTTTAGTGAGCACCCGGATTACGTCAAGTACCGCACAATACCTAATTATTTGTACGCCAAGATAGCTCTTGAACAATGTGGTAAGTGTGGCTGTGGATGTGGTAGAGATTTGGAATTTGAACAACGTAAAATACGCATTGAGCATATTATGCAAAGAGCATTTGGCGGCAAGCATGAAGAGGGCAATATAGCGCTTTGGTGTGTGAAGCCTTGCGCTCTCGCTAAAGATAGGAGAGATGCGGCTAACCGCAAAAAAGTCAGAAGCTTAACAAAGTCTACTAAGAAAAGTCAGAAGCCTAAGAAAAAAATACAAGGTCGCACAAAAATACAATCGCGTGGATTTGGCGACAGCTACAAGCCTAATATTAAGGAAATTGATTGATGTACAAACGTAACAAATACAACGCCATTAAAGTTAAAGATGATGGCTACACATTTGACAGCAAGCGTGAACACGCCAGATACCTGCACAACAAGCAAAGATTAAAAGACGGCGAAATAACAGATTTAGAAATACACCCGGTATATCAGATATTGGTTAATGACCAGAAGATATGTAGATATACTGCTGACAGCCAATATAAAAACAAAGAAGGCACTTTGATAGTGGAAGATGTTAAATCACCTATCACTGCCAAGCAAGCACGCTACAGGCTAGTTAAGAAGCTTATGAAAGCTGTGCATGGGATTACAATCCTGGAGGTGTACTAAAAAAATAGGGCGATAGAAAAGGATTAGAAAACTACCGCCCAGATGCCATTACTATTGGGGGAAACCAATGGCTTTACATAATATGAAATACAATATAACATATTGCAAGCAAAAAGGATTAAAAAATGCAAGATTATCACTCACCAGAGGCTGAACAGGCCATTATAGGCGGTTTACTGCGCGATAACGACTACTATGACGTGGTTAGCAACAGCCTAGCACAACAACATTTCTATAACCCAATCAACAGCAAGATATACATCATCATTAGCGATAGACTAACATCTGGTCATAGTGTTGATGCAATATATGTAAAAAACCAACTGACAATGTTGGAAGTCGATGTTGACTTAGCAGAATATTTATCAATGTGCGTACATCTTTTTACAGGAGATGAAAATGTAGTTAAGTCATACAGCGAGATAGTTATAGATTACGCTAAACGTAGAGAGGCAGATTATCTTACAAGATCATTACAAGACAAATTGAATGACAATGAGCAAGCAATAGATACTGTATTGCAAGATCATGTCGCTGATATTGATGCTGTTATGCTTGATGGCAATAAGCAGCTAACTAAAAGTGAAACATCAAAACAGTTATCAGACACTTTTATAGCAGACTTGAACGCAGATAAAGAGCAAGCAAGCTGTTACTCTGGTTACTTTCATCTCGACCAGATGCTAGGTGGTTTTGTTCCGGGCAGAGTTTATGTTATGGCAGGAAGGCCATCAATGGGTAAGTCAGCGGTAGCATTAAACATTGCAAAAAATGTAGCTATGCAGAGAAAAGGTGTAGTGTTCTTATCGCTTGAGATGACTAACAGCGGGCAAAGTGAAAGAATTATCAGTAGCATAGGCGCTACTACATATGGGCCACATAACTTTCCAATTTACAGTCAGTTGCGACACGCATGGCGCGAAAACAAATCAAGAGATAAGATACAGAGAGCCGCAGATACATTTGCTAAACTACCTATTGAATGGGAAGAAGGTGTTGGATTAAACCTCAACAACATCAAGCTTGTGACCAACAGAGCCATACGCTCATTACGCGCAAGCGGTAGTGATTTGAAGTTACTTATTATTGACCACATAGGTCACGTTGCTGGAACGCGGCCAGGGCAATCAAATTATGAAAAGGTTACAGAAGTCAGTAACGCGCTTATAGCCATAGCAAAGCAGTACGAAGTACCTGTTCTGGCATTATGCCAACTATCCAGAGCAGCGGAGCAAAGAGATGACAAGAGGCCACAGTTAAGTGACCTCAGAGAGTCTGGACATATTGAACAAGATGCAAGTTGTGTGATAGGTATCTATAGAGATTACTACTATGCTGAACGTGAAGCCAGAAATAATAGTGGTGTTGTTGATAATGACATAACAGCAAGATTAACCGAAGGGCAAAACAAACTTGAAATGATCGTAACAAAAAACAGACATGGTAACATAGGTGAAGTCAATTTATATTGTGTGCTGTCAAGAATGTTCATAGATAATCCAAACCAAGACTACAGGGGTAGAAAATGAAAAAAGGGATTTGGGGATGGGAAGATGCCATCACAAAAAGCAATTTAGAGCCAATGACTAGGTTAGTGTTGCTGACGCTGCGTACTTACATGAACGCAAAGAATGAGCAATGCTTTCCAGGTGCAAAGAAAATAGCAAAGAGTAGTGGTATGAGCTTAAGAAGTGTATTTACACATTTACATAAAGCAGAGAAGGCCGGGTTTGTTGTCATAACAAAGAAGAAAAATCATAAAGGTGGACACGACAGCAACGAATATACTGCTTCATACCCTAGTGCAGGAGATGCACCCCCCCTCATGCAAGAGGTGCATGACCCTAGTGCAGGAGATGCACCCCCCCTAGTGCAGGAGATGCATACTAACATACAAGTAGAACAAACAAGTGAACATAAAGAGTTGTTTGAAAAGGTTTGGAGTGAGATTAACAGCAAGTTAGTTAAATCTAGGCGAGGCGGTAAGAAAAGAGCATATGCTAGATTTATAAAGCTATGTAATGAACATGATCCTAATACTTTGGCTAATGCCATAAGAGGCTATTATAACGATGCACGACAAAAGAAAAATAATTATGCATATGCTGCAAGTATCCTTGTTTGCTTAGGAACTAAAGAATTATACTCAGGATACTTGAATGCTAAAATAACAAAAGAGGAGGGTAAGAGCGTTTATGAAAGATGGATAGAAAAAAATAAATTGACAACGTAAAATAAATCCGTAGTATATACATATTAATAAAGGAAAACATTATGAAAACTTCAGAAACAATAACTAAAATTGCACCTGCGCTTGTGAAAGCTATAGGTTCTATCCAGGGAGCCGCTAAAGACGGCAAGAACCCACACTTTAGGTCTAGCTATGCAACACTATCAAGTGTTGTAGATGCCGCTAGGTTACCGCTATTAGAAAATGGTATAGCTGTGATACAGTGCCAAGGCGGTATTACTGAAAGCAATACAGTCGTTATGACTACACGATTGCTACATACTAGCGGAGAATGGTTAGAAACAGTTTGCGAGGCAAAGCCTAAGTCATTTACACCACAAGACATTGGTAGTTCTATTACATACTTGCGTAGGTATGGATTAATGGCGGCTGTTAATATGCCAGCAGAAGATGATGATGGTAACGGCAGTTCATTAGGTAAACAGCAAGACGACGTTAAGTCAGTTGACTTAGAGCCTATGCTTATAAAGATATCAGAATCAATGGATAATGATTCCCTTGCTACAGTTGCTAAGGAAATTAAATCTGCTAAGTTACCTGCCAATGCAAAAGCTAAGTTGCGACAAGCCTGGGCAGAACAAAAAGCTACATTGATTGCTGTTGAGAAAGCAGAAGCGTGAAAATCGTAGACGTACAGCAAGGTAGCCCAGAGTGGTTTAGTGCGAGGTGTGGTAACTTTACTGCATCTCGCGTTAAAGACATACTTGCTAAGACAAAATCTGGATATAGTACATCACGCAAGAATATGATTGTGAAATTGGCCTTAGAGCGCATGACTTCAGAAATTGAGGAAACTTATAGCAATGCGGCTATGCAGAGAGGGAACGACCTCGAACCAGAGGCGCGTGACTTTTATGCTTTTGAGAAAGATGTAATCGTTACAGAGGTTGGTATGGTCATACATCCAGAGCATGAGCATATTACCTGTAGTCCAGATGGCTTAGTGGGAGATGATGGTTTAGTAGAAATCAAATGCCCTGCAAGTATGGCTAAAATGGTAAGCTACTTGGAAAAGGATGCACACGCTAAAGAGTATCAGATACAGTTACAACATCAGCTACTTGTGACGGGTAGACAATGGGTAGACATTGCCGGGTATGATCCAAGGTTTCCAGAAGGTTTACAACTTGCTGTCTGCCGTGTAGAAGCTGACAAGCAAATGCAAGCAGAAATATTAACAGAGATACAAAGCGCAAACGAAGAAGTAAACGCGCTTGTAGAAAAACTTAATCAACTAAAAAAGGAAAAAACATGATTAACAAAGCAACACTAATTGGCAACGTTGGTAACGACCCAGAAATAAAAACATTTGCTAATGGCAGCAAAGTAGCAAACTTTAGCCTAGCAACGACTGACAAATGGAAAGACCGCAACACAGGTGAAATGCAATCTAAAACCGAATGGCATAAAGTAGCTGTATTCTCAGAGGGCTTGATAGGCATTGTTGAGCGCTATGTTAACAAAGGTAGCAAGCTTTATGTTGAAGGCAAAATACAGACAAGAAAGTGGCAAGATATGTCTGGCAACGAAAAATCTATGACTGAAATAGTTTTAAAGGGCTTTACGGGCGTTATAACGCTCCTGGATAGCCGTGAGAGCAGTTTTGGTGGTGTTGGTGCAGACAGAGGTGGTTATGCCCCTGTGACGAAGCCTGTAGAGCTTAACGACGAGATACCATTTTAGATGGGTCAGCATACAGTACAGATAAAATGTGAGGCAGATAAGGTGGAGTGTAAACGCCTTATCGACCTTTCACCTATTGGTACATATGTGCGTTACACCAGGAATGTCAGAACCATACCGCAAAACTCTAGGCTATGGGCATTGCTATCAACTATATCGGTAGCTATGCGATGGAATGAATTTGAAGGTTATCACACAGGATTAAAGTCAGGTGAGAAGTATAGCCCAGAAGAATGGAAGGATTACTTTTGCCATATGTTACGCGGCAATAAATTTATGCCAGACGAACATGGGCGTGAGCAGATACCTGTTGGTATGTCTACTAGGAGCATGACTAAAGACGAACACAATGAGCTACAGGCGCTTATAGAAGCTTTTGCTGTAAGGTTTGGAATAGGAGTGAGAGACCTTGAAAAATAAAAAGAGAGAAGCAGGGTTACAGAAGAGGCAGTATCATCATATGCCTGTCCAGGTGCTGAATGAGGTTGCAGATGCCATGACCGAAGGTGCTGACAAGTATGGTACATATAATTGGAGATGGGAAAAACTGCATTACAGCGATTATTACAGTGCAGCACTAAGACATCTAATGGCCTTTTATGGTGGTGAGGATCATGACCAGGATTCGGGATTATCACATATAACAAAAGCTATAGCTGGGCTTATTATATTACGAGATGCTATGTTAAACGACTCTGTTGTTGACGATAGGTACGAGGCTATAACTAGGTTAGATACATAATGCCTGAACACAAAGAAGATTTTGACGATAAATACTGGAGATTATTTAGAGAGGTGGTTCTTTTGCATGAGCAATGGAGGCAACACACATTGTTTTTTGATGAGCCAGAATATGTAAACTCTAAACACAATGGCGTTGATTATCCCGAAGGTAATTTTAGAGATTTATGGGCTAAGTCATTGCAGATTAGAAACATACATAATCAGATGCTTGATATGCTGCACAGATACCATGACGGCAAGCCCGGTGTAAATAAAATCAAATAACGTCGGCTAGGCTTTTACCATTAATATAAAAATACATTGATCGCTTGCCGTTAGCATTAATTATTACATCAGCGCAGGCCCATGTAGATAGACCGACCTTGTAAGGTTGCTTTAAGGTAGATACGCCTGTCTGCCACGCACCTCCACTAATACCGGGCGAATGACTGTGGCCTATAACAGTTTTATACATAGCATTGGCAAAGCCTTTAATACTGCCTCTTGAACCATTAGCACCTCTATCACCATGCTGACTTACATCTATACCTTTTATATTGGCACGTTTGTTTGCATTAACAAACTTGTAACATCCTGGTATATATTTTTGAAAAGCGCATTCTAAAGCTGATTTATTTTTGTAGGATATCTCAGCAAGTAATTCAGAACCTATCGCTGCGTTGTGCGGCTCTTTAAGGTGTCTGCCTTCATTCAGGTAACGCTCAATATGCCTGTCGTGGTTACTGTCTACTATCCAATTTTCTTTGCCGCCTGTCTGGACTATATGTGCCGCAGTATGCTTTAACTCCCACGCCAAACTATTCATACGCATATTAAACACTTTTATCTTATCAAGTAATTTATGGTGGTGTGATATAGATACGCCATCAAACACGTCATGGAAAACGTGTATATCTGGTTTTAGCCTATCGCATAAACTAGCTCTAGCTTTTAGTATAACTCTATCGTGCATAGCCGCGTGGTCATCACCTCTAACAATAGCCGCTGCGTTTTCACCGGGTTGTAATCCTTCTGGTGTCCAATACTGATCTAAAAAGTAAAAACCTTTACCATCCCAAATTATCTGCGTGTGGTAAAACTTATCACCAACAAGCTTAACGTATGTTGCCGCAAATACATGATTGAATTTAGCCTTACCGCCAGCTTTTGTCCTAGTGTACGTTTTACTGGTACAGCTACCTGTGGTTTGTAGCATCTTAGGTAGTTCATCTCCTGGTGTTGCTGCCAAACGCAAGTGCAGTGATGTAGCGCCATAAACAACAGACCTCTGGCCGCTGTGAGCTTGCATACCAGATAGAGGGTCTATAGCCGTAGCTGTCAGGCGCAATCCAGACACCATGAATGACTTGCTAAGTATCAAATCATCAAGCAATGCATAGTTATGTATAGCCACAGGCCACTGATAGTCTTTTTTTGCAATCAGTGTATTATGTCTGTATTTTAAGGGAATGATTAACAGCTGACTTTTGTGGTGTTTACTAAACAACTCTAGCGTGTCGAAAAACTTTTGA